GACAGAGACAAAGACAAATACTAATAATCTCTCTCTTACTCTCTCTTTTGAAGAACGGCTTAACCAGAGCCAGTACTACCAAGCCCTGAACGACGATGAGAAGCGAACCTTCAAGGACCGAATGCTGGAGGTAGAGCGACGCAAGGAAGAGACTATTGCTCAGAAGAAGCGCTCTGGTCTGCGACCACTCTCCCTGCAGGACATCGTGAAGGCAGGTGGAAAGTGAAACGTGCAGATTCTAAAAGTGTTGCGGAAGACTTGACAGTGGTGGATACTAGTGAGGACATGGTGCCGTTGATGTTTGAGATTGACGGTGTACTGCATGTCGTGAGCATCGAAGCCGACCTTCTGGTCGGAGAAGCAGGAGAAGACGAATGAGCGACCTAAGCAAGTGGGACATTGACCTTCGATTTGGTCAGAAGGGTGAGAACTGGCTAAGCAGCACCCTTGGAGCAACTGCCGTTGAGGTGAAGACCGAACGAGACTACGGCAAGCCAAGCCAGTGGACTAGGACTGGCAACATCGCCATAGAGTATGGCCGTGATGACAGCACCGATACCGGTATCCGCGTTACTGAGGCATCGCACTGGGTGCATATCCTCAGCCGTGAGATTGCTGGGCAGACGGTCTATTGCGGCGCCTACATCTGGGCGGTGCAAGACCTGGAGAACTACATCCACGACAACTGGGATAAATACCGACACGTCAAGGGTGGCGATGGCAACAGGACAAGCATGATTCTTTTGCCTCTGAGCGACCTCTGGCGCATTCACGGATACGCCGCCTTGAAGGGCGAGCGTGCAGGTGTGAAATCGGTTGACTTCGAGTTTTAGGTTTTTTATTATTCATGAAACCGAACAGATGTTCGGAGAAGCAGACAGGAGCAGATACATGAAGAAACTTACAGGTAACTCGCTAAAGGTCCTAGTCATCGTTGGCTGGGCATTCTGGGGCTGGTGCGCTGGCATCGGCTTCATCACCATCATGGAAGGAGCGCTGTGCAAATGAGCCACCGCCGAATCACTTGTAGAATCGTCAGGAAGGGCTCTAGGAAGCCCCAGGAGCCACGAAAAGGTGAAAATGGTGCCAAGACCCACACATGGGAACTAAACCTCCCCAAGGGTCGAAAGTCTGATATAGTTGATGATGCAACTATCGTAGACATCGTGGACTACAACAGCACCTTCTGGGAAGACGCAGACAAAGAGCAGTTCAACAAATGGCTAAAGGAACTCCGTAAGTGGGGTGATATGGACGAGAAGGAGAAAGATTGTGAATGACGCACTGATTATCACTCTGGCAATGTACAATGGTGCATTCGCTGGTATCAACCTTGTTGCCGGTATTCAGCAGGGGCGGGTGCTTGGCATCTTCTTCGGTCTGATGGGACTAGCAACAAGTGTCGCACTATGGAAGGTAATTGGCTAATGTGTAAAATTTGTGGCCTTGAACTCAACGGCGGTAAAACCATCATGGTGTTTGACCGCGATGAGAATAACAAGAAGATTGCAACAACTGGTCAGGAAGCCCACATGCCTTGCTATATCGCACGAGAGAAGGCGGCATATCTTCAGCGCGTCAGCGACGGGCTAGTCTCAGTCTCTTCGGAGGCGCCAAGTGGAGAATAACGAAACAACCTATGTGCTTATCAATGTTAAGACATATAGCATTTGTCTAAAGTGCGATGTTGAGTTTAAGCCTGGGGATGAGGTTCAGCAGGTAACCATGCCTGCAGCCGATACTTCCTGTGAGCATAAGACAATCCTTCGCACAATGCACAAGGCGTGCCTGGAGAAATCTAATGGCTAAGCCAGGTAAACCATCCGCTCGCTCAGGACCACCAAGCAAGTGGCCTGTCAATAAGATTTGCGAGTTCTGTGGCAAGGCAGTCGCTGCAGCCAAGGACTACGCCAGCGTCCTTATCTTCACCTTCAACGGGTTCAAGAAGACCAAGGAACGCAAGACCGGACACAAGGGGTGTATCAAGTAATGGGAAAGATGAAGGACCTAGCAATCGACCTAGCCAATAGCCGTCGCGGTAAGAATAACCTCCGCCGTGGCAAGTCGTATGAGCGCTCCGTAGCGAAAGCCCTAGGTGGTGTTCGTACCGGAATGTTCGGCGGCAAGGACGATGTTCAGCATGCCCTTCTCGCCGTACAGGCAAAGAACGGTAAGGCATACCCAGAGCGCCTAGACCGCTGGCTCCGCTGCATCCCAACCAAGGATGGGCAGATTCAAGCCCTAGTCGTTGGTGATGCCCCTGGACCTGGTGGCCGACGCCGAGAGATTATCGTGATGGACCTGACAGACTTCATCGGTCACTTTATTGATGGCGAGGATGACTATGACGCTGAATGAAATCCGTGACGCATACTTTCAAGAGCAGCCGCTCCAACTGGTCTATGCCCAGAAGATGAATAGCGCTGGTACACCAGATTGGACCGCCCAGTTCAGTCGCTGGCTTACGCAGTCCGGACATGTGATTAAGTTCAATGTCAAGAGCGAATGCCGCCATGAGGGGCAAGACGTCAAGCACTGCGGTATCTGCGGAACCATTGATGAGCAGGGGAATATTACAGAATCTACTGGCTGGAGGGTTGAGGGACTGGCTCAGTATGAGTTCCCAGTCAAGCGCGTACTCGACATCATGTCGAAGGGGAAGTACGGGAAGATTGACTATGGTCACCTTCTACGCTCCTGGTTTAACACCGGCTCCCTGGAATCCCTCTGTGTCCGCTTCGGCTTTACCTCACAAGAGCAAGCCAAGGAGGCACTGGCCAAGGCACACGATAAGTTCAACAAGTACTACCTCAGGGAACCACGCAAGATAAAATAGCGTTGTAGATGTGTTAGGCCTTGTAACAAAGGCTCTGACATGATATAATATGGGTCAAGACCGGTTAGGCACCTAGACGCCACCGGAGGAAGCGTAAGTCTATTTCTCCTAGCCGCTGCATGTCTGCAGTCGTTTTCTACCGAGCCGCTGTCTCCTGGCGGCTCGCTCCTGGCCCAGGGGGCGTCGTCCTCCGCTTTCTGGGCCACCTACTTCTACATGAGTCGCGCCGACCAAGAGAGCGAAATGCTGCCAGCGTCGGGTTAGCCTTAGGGCTCGTGGCTCTTCAACTTATGAGGATAGATACAAAGGAGGACCTATGGCGCGTAAGAAGTCTCAAACACCAACCCTTGCTCTAGCGAAGTACATGCTTGCTCTGCAGCAGTCTATGCGACTAGACCACTGGACCGTAGAACTTTCCCAAGCGCAGTCCTCCGAGGACTCCTGGGCAGACATTGCCCCACACGCACAAGCCTTTAGGGCGACACTCCGTATCTCCCTAGACTTCTGGGGACTTACACCAGAGAAGCAGCGTCACGTCCTGGTACACGAATTGCTACACCTCATCACCTGCCGGATGGACCAAGTCGTCTCTACGGTAGAACTCAGCATGGGAACTGCGGCCTATGAGCCATGGTCCAAGTGCTTCGACGATGAGCATGAACGAGCAGTAGATAAACTTGCTGAGATTATCAGCGAGCAGTTCGACCTGCCCATTTTCTGAGCGTGGCGCCCATTGTCGGCCTCACACTTGCGTACTCGTTCGGCGCTTACGACGAGAGCGAAAGGCTACTGCTGATTGCCTTCGGATGCCAGGACTCGTTAGGGACTCGCCTGACAGTGGCGAGCGACCACCTGGCACTATCTATGGAGGACCTATGGCATTCAATAGACCGTGCTTAACGTGCGGGATTCTACAAACAAACGGCAACCGCTGTGTCTCGTGCTCCGCCAAGGAGGCCACGAAGTGGAAGGCGGCAGCCGGACCATCACCCTATCGAGACCCTGCGTGGAGGAAACTCTCCGCTCGGATGAGGAAGAAGCATCCTTGGTGTGACCTCTGTGGTACCACGAAGAACCTGACAGTCGACCATCTCCATGCCCTTAAGGATGGTGGTGCCTTGATTGTTCCTGAGCATATGTTGCGTGTTCTTTGCTGGACTTGCCATGGAAAGATTACGAAACACTGATTCGATTTGACAGTTCCCCAGCGCCGAGTACTAGACACATAGTGTCAGTTGGCTAGGTTGGGGAATGCAACCAAACTGCAACCAGTTTGTGTTCAGCATTGTTACATGTATGCAGCCATACCCTAGGGGGGTCTGAATTCTGCGTAACAACAGGGCTAGACTACCCAGCGCCGAGTGGCATGACTGTGGTGCCTAATCCAAACCCCAGGAGTTTTACCTATGCCTGCTCGTAAAGTACCGAATGAAATCAAGGCTCGACGTGGGACGCTCCGAAAGGACCGACTACCACCTTCGCCTATTCATACAACAATTGCCCCATTGACGACACTCACTGTCCCAGCAGAACTGACCCCAGTCGGGGCAGAGGTTTGGACCAGGGTGCTTGACCATGCCGGTGCTTGGATTGGTACGTCAGACCAGCACGCGCTGCTGATGCTCTGCAAGGCCTACGAATCCTTCTTGGACCTAGACGCTCGCGTGAAGGCTGAGGGTCCGGTTCTCTACACCGACAAAGGCTACGCCTACGCCCATCCAGCGATGGGTATGAAAAATAGCGCGGAGGACAATGTAAGAAAATGGATGAATCACCTAGGGCTGACACCAGCCGACCGAGCAAAACTCGGAGTCGTCATGGTCGAAACAGCAAACAAAATCGACCAGTTCCGAGCCAGGCTTCAGAGCCGCAAGGATTCCCACCAAAGTGGCTGACGCCCCTACGTCCAGAATATCTCGCCAATACGCTTGGAGATGAGGTAGCGGACTTTGCTGAGGCTATCGTGCCAATCGCCAAGGACAGCATCGCCGGTCTTTCCGGGGAGCCGCTTATCCTTCGCCCATGGCAGCGAGAACTACTACGCCACATGCTGGCACGCAAGCCTGACGGCTCCTTCGTGCATAGAACCTACCTTGCTGGCATCGCTCGCAAGAATGGCAAGACAGCACTTATCTCCACACTGGCCATTTACTTCGGTCTCTTTGGAGACAGGGGTGGCGAGATTTATTCAGCGGCAGCGGACCGAGACCAGGCAAAACTGGTTATGGCCCACGCCAAGTTGGCGGTCGAAATGACTCCTGACTTGAAGGACCGCATCAAGGTGTACCGTGACGTGACGGAGTTCACGGATACCGGCACCATCTACAAGGCGCTCTCCTCAGAAGCATTCACCAAGGAAGGCCTCAGTGCCACCCTGGTCATTGCAGACGAGTTGGCAGCCTGGCCAAACCGAGACCTCTTTGACGTTCTGTCGCTCTCCATGGGAGCGCGTCGTTCGCCACTGATGGTCGGTATTACAACTGCCGGACCGAAGACGGATAACACCGGCGCGGACAGCATCGCTTATACGCTCTACCAACTAGCACGTCGACGAATCGCTGGTGAGAACCAGGACGAATCGCTCGGCATGGCATGGTGGGAGGCAGATGAGCATGTGTACAAGGACCAGTCACTTTGGTATCAGGCCAACCCTGGGCTGCTTTCATCGCCGCCCCTGCTTGACTTTGATGACCTAGTCTCTGCCAAGGCGCGTACGCCAGAGGGAGAGTTCAGGACCAAGCGACTCAACGAATGGGTATCTTCTGCTACCGCATTCCTTCCTGCCGGAACCTGGGAAGCCTGCACTGATTCCAACCTGCTTCTTAGCAGTGAGGATGAGGTAGTCATCGGCTTCGACGGTTCGTTCTCAAACGACTCAACGGCCATTGTGGCCTGTCGAGTTTCAGACAAATCGCTTTTTGTTCTTGGCCATTGGGAGCGCCCAATCGACGCAGACATTCACTGGCGAGTTCCAGTGGAAGAAGTCGAGGCTAGGATGGAGCAGATTTGCCGAGAGTACCAAGTGAAAGAAATCGTGTGCGACCCATTCCGATGGCAGCGCTCGATGGAGATGTGGGCTCAGGCTGGCTTGCCAGTCGTTGAGTTTCCACAGTCACCAGCACGTATGGTACCGGCTACCGCAGCGTTCTATGACGCAGTTGTAAACAATCGCCTAAAGCACACAGGGGACGGCAGGCTGGCACGACACGCCGCCAACGCCACGCCATATACCACGAGAAATGGGACGATGGTGAAGAAGGCAAGCCGTGAGAGTAACAAGAAAATCGACCTTCTGGTCGCCGGAATTATGGCTCATAGCCGCGCCTCAACACTGTCGTCTTCGGTACTGCCGAAGGCTCAACCGAAAGTGGAGTACATTGAACTATGAATAAACTGTCAACAGTCCTGGAAATTATTGGCGCAACACTTGTTGTCGTCGGAATTGGCCTATTCAATATCCCTCTGGCGCTTATTGTTGCCGGTGCCGCATGTGCGGCTATTGGGTATGTCCTTGGAGGTACTAAGTGAGCATCATCCGAAAACTAGCACAGCAGGGTGAACTCCGAGACGCCCCACGCAATTGGTTTGCCGCTGGTTGGGAGCCGGGCCTAAAGGCCGCAGGCGTCGCCGTAAACCAGGACAATGCGACGAGCATTGGCGCAGTCTACGCATCAGTCAAACTGTATGCGGACACCATTGCAGCGCTTCCGATGGGAGCATATATCCGTGACCGTGGCGTACGCCGACCGGTTACTCGCCCACGATGGATGGACCATCCAATCCCAAACAATCCTAACTACACCTGGTTTGAGTTCCGACACCGCATTGTATCCAGCCTTTTGCTGGACGGCAATGCCTTTATTCTTGTTCTCCGAGATGACAACGATGAGATTGTTGAGACTCGACCACTCGACCCACGCAAGGTAGAAATCAAGCGTGGTGAGTTTGGTGAGCCGCTGTACCGAATCAATGGCGCTAATGGCGAGCATGTAACGGTGACGGCTGAGCAGATGGTGCATATCCCACTCTTTGCCTACGGAGAAAGCGACCGTGGACTAAGCCCAGTAGAGCACCATCGAGTAACGATGGGACTTGCTACAGCAACTCAGTTGTATGGCGCGAAGTTCTACGAGCAGGGCGCATCTCCTTCCGGAATCATCAAGGTTCCTGGAGAACTTAATGCCGAGCAGGCATCGCAACTGCGTGAGTCATTTGGCCGCAAGCACGAAGGCATCGACAAGATGCACAAGGTTGCCGTCCTTACCGGCGGTGCGGATTTCCAGATGATGGGCATGAAGATTGCCGACATGGAACTTGTTGAAACCCTTCACTGGGGCGTCGAGTCCATCGCTCGCATCTACGGCGTTCCGCTTCACTTGCTCCAGTACCCAGGAGGGAACTCGTCCTACGCTTCAGTTGAGGCCGTTGGAATCGAGTGGTTGCGACTAGGCCTTGGGCCACTTGTGGCTCGCATTGAAGCAGGGCTGCAGCGACTTATCGTTGGTGAAACGACATTTATCAAGTTTAACTTTGACAGCCTTCTTCGACCAACAACAAAAGAGCGCTACGACTCTTACGCAATTGCGCTCAACAACGGATGGCTAAGCCTCAATGAGATTCGTGCATTGGAAGACCGCTCTCCAATCACGGATGCTGAAGGCAGCGATTTCCGCAAGCCACTCAATATCGGATACATCGGTGAGACACCAGATGTACCAACGGAGGGCTAAACATGTCTATCGAAATTTATGACATCGACGGAACACTCGAACTAGACGGCGGAGTTCCTAATCAGCCCCTGGTTGATTACATGAGGAAGGACGTTGCGGAAGAGGGTGTGCGCGTATTTATCGTAAGCGCACGTTCAATCGACCGACTTGCAGAAACTGAAAAGTGGCTGAAAGACAACGACATTCCGTACTCTGAAATCTTCCTCAATGACTTTGGCTCAACAGGGCCGAACGTGAATGAGGCATTCAAGGCATTTAAGTACTCAAAACTTATTGAGGAATATGGCCTTGACGAGATTGCCTACCTTGTTGACGATGACCCTGAGGCACGAGATGCCGCAGAGGGAATGGGAATCAAGGCCTACTCGCCAGCACAACTTCTCGAAGAGGAGATGTCTGATGAGGAGCGAGCACTTGTCGATGTTCCTGAATACATTCAGTCTGCTGCGACAAAGGGATTGGAGTTCTACGACGGCGGCTACGCCGGTGAGGGGCTTCAGCAAGAGACTGTCCAGGAGGCGAGAGACCTAGCATCCGGTCGAGTAAGCGACGAGAAGGTTGTCCGTTTGGCAGCCTGGGTTCGCCGACATCGCGGAGATTGGGAATCCGTAGAACAAAATAACAACCCAAGTCATGAAGACTTCCCAGGGCCTGGAGCAGTTGCTGCTTACCTCTGGGGTGTAAACCCAACAGCGCCTGACGGTGCGGACCGAGTTCTGCTTTGGGCAGATAGGATTACCTCTGCATTAAGGGCAATGGAGTTTGACGTGAAAGAAATTGAAACACGAAGCACGCCGATTGGCGTGTTCACGATTGAAGAGTCTGACGGACAGAAGACCTTCTCAGGCTATGCCGCCATCTTTGGCGCATCGTCTGCCGGTCTTGGATTCACAGAAGTTATTGCGCCGGGCGCCTTCAAGCGAACACTCACACGCGCTGAGCGTGGCGAGCGTACGGTGAAGTTCTTGCACGGTCATGACGAGAGCCGAATGTTGGCGACGACTGCAAGTGGGCGTCTCACCTTGAAAGAGGATGAGATTGGTCTGCGCGTTGAGGCAAAACTCGACCCTGCCGACCCAGATGCCGCTTCGGTTATCAGCAAGTTGGCGAACGAATCCTCAGCAATGGGCATGTCGTTTGGCTTCACTGTTCCAAAGAATGGCGATACATGGAATGGCGAGACACGCACACTGAAGGAGATTAATCTCTTTGAGGTGAGCATCCTGTCTGGTCACACCCCAGCATATCCATCAACACTTGGCCTTACCGCCGTTCGCAAAGTTACTGAGCCAAAACTCGGTATTGATGCTGAACGCCTTATTTCAACCCTTGAATCCGTCAAGGCAGGTAAAGACCTGACCGAAGACGAGACCGAGGTTCTTGACCAGGTCCGCTCCAAGTTGGGGCCAAAGCGTGGTATCGACCCAACGGTCGCTGCCGCAAAGGTTCTGCTAGAGCGTCTGGCAAACGAAGACTTCTAAGCCACGAGCACACTGTTCCGCTGCCCTGTGTAGGCACGCCCACAGATGTCGCATCTCGCTTGGGGAATCAACCAATCAACTGCCCTTAGAGGCAGATATAGCATAGGAGTCACCAAAAATGGCTGACATTAAGAAGATGCACGAGAAGCGCGCATCACTCCTTACTGAGGCTTCGGCACTTGTGTCCGAGACCGCAGACAAGGGTGAGGCACTTGCAGGCGAGTCACAGGCTCGCTTTGAGGCGCTTACCAATGAGGCTTCCGCACTTGCGGCTGCCATCCACTCGGAGAAGACCGCAGTTGAGGCACGAGATGCCGCCGCTGCTGCACGCGCCGAGTTCACGACCGTTCTTTCGCCAGTAGCCGCTGCTGCTGACAAGGACGAGGCTGCGGAACTCCGCCGTCTTGGCCGCGAAGGTGGGTCAATTGAGTCCGCTTACAGCAAGCGTGACGTGACGAAGTCGACCGGCCTGGGTAACCCAGTAACCGTTGCCGACCGCGTCTGGGTCACCGCTGGTCAGGTGAACCCATTCATCAATCCTGCCGTTGTTGACGTGATGAACATGTCAACGGGCAACAACATCCTTCTCCCACGAGTCACGGCGCTCGGCACGGCTGCTGCCGTTTCCGAAGCCGCTCAGATTAACGAGTCGGATGGAACGCTCTCGAACCTTTCGCTGACCCCAGCAAAGTACGCGACCCTGCTCCAGGTTTCTCAGGAACTTGTTCAGGACGCTGCCTTTGATATCACGGCATTTGTCGCTGATAAGGCTGGTCAGGAAGTCGCAATTGCGCACGGCGCAGTTGCTGGTCCTGCCGTAGCCGCTGCTGCCACCGTTGGTAAGCAGGGTGCTGCTGTTGCGCCGGTGTACGCTGACCTTGTTGACCTCATCTTCTCGGTGAAGCAGCAGGCTCGTCGTGCTCCTAAGCGCGGCTTCATCATGAACGATGCCACCCTTGGCGGCGTCATGAAGTTGCTCGACTTGGAGAACCGCCCAATCTTCGTGCCAGGCGACCTTGGTCGTCCTGACTCGATTCTTGGCTTCCCAGTCTATTCAGGCGCTCTCGCCGACACCGGCGACGAGGCCCTGAGCATTGTCTTTGGTGACCTTGGTGCCATCAAGACAGTGCTTGTTGGTGGTGTGGACATTGCTTCGAGCGCGGACTTCGCGTTCAACTATGGCCTTATCACCTATCGCATCCAGGTACGTGGCGTAACCGGTCTTATCGACGGGTCTGCTGTCAAGTCCTTCAAGGGCGCGAACGTCTAATTTTAATTAGGCGCTAATGGGAACGGGGAGGGGCTTCGGCCTCTCCCCAAGTACCTGTAGAACAGGAGAAATATTATGCGTGTACGAATGCTTGAATACATCTCAGGTGCTCGCAATGGGAAGCAGTGGCCTTCAAGAGGCGGGTTCATTGACATCCCAGAGAGCGAAGCAAAGAATCTTATTGGGCATGGCTATGCCGTCGCTGCACCAGAGGATAGGGACGAACAACCAGTTGAGCGTGCTGTCGTTGAGGAGACCATCAGAACAGCAACGATTAAACCTAAGCCAACTAAAGGCCGAAAGAAAGGCTCAGAATAATGTCATATTCAACATTGGCCGAATTCAAGGCCTCAATCGGAATCCAAGATAACTCTGACGACCAGGCTCTTCAGTCTGTTCTTGATGCCACCGATGACCTCATCGATAACTTCTGCGACCTGCCTACAGGCTTTGACGTAAGCGCATCACAGGTCCGATACTACACTGCTGTTGACCCATTCTACGTCAACACAGACGACATCGTTACGGTCACAGCCCTCCAGACAGACGAGAACGGAGACGGCACCTACGAGACCACCTGGACTGCTGGCACTGACTATGTGCTGGCTCCGCGCAATGCGGCGCTTGACGCTCGTCCATACACCGAGATTGATACGGCAATTCAGGTCACTAAGACCTTCCCATTGACCTACCTTGGGGTTAAGGTCACCGGTACGTTTGGATTCCCAGCCGTTCCAAGTGCAGTCAAGCAGGCAGCACTCATTCAGGCTGGTGCCGTGTGGAGCAGCCGTACTGCGCCTTTCGGCGTCATCGGTTCGCAAGACCTTGGTGGCATTCTCCGACTTAGCCGAGCCCTTCATCCAGAGGCCCAGGTTCTCCTGGAGCCATATCGCCGACGACTCGGCCTTGCCTACTAGGAGGCCATATGACACTGAAGAATCGTTATGACCTACTTATCGACCAGGGTGCAACGCTAAACATTGTTGCAACTTGGAATAATTCAGCAGGTACGCCAATCAACCTTACTGGCTACACGGCACGCATGTCTGTGCGCGCAACGTTCTCTAGCGCAACAACTGTGCTTGATTTGAATACTGCGAACTCAGGCATTGCCCTTGGCGGTGCGGCTGGGACCATCACTATCACGGCATCCGCAACAACCACAGCGGCGCTCACTGCTCCGTTCAGTGGTGTC